GTTTGAAACAATGGGTACTGCTGATATTCCAGAAGACGGACAGCGTTATATCGCAATGTCTCCTGCTGGATACGCTGACTTATTTAACATAAATGAGTTTGCATCATCAGACTTTGTTGGTCCGCAAAACCTACCGTTTGCAGGTGGCATGACAATGAAAGAGTTCTTGGGCTTCAAGATCTTTTCTACGTCTGCTGTAGCAGGAGGTAAGAACTTTGCATACCATACAACTGCAATGGGTATTGGTATTAACTCAGATGTATCAACTGAGGTAAACTATGTACCCATGAAAGTTGCACACTTAGCTACATCAATGATGTCAATGGGTGCTGTTGCGATTGATGACAACGGTATCTATGAACTTCTTGATAATAACTAATAGGGGTGGGGGCAAAAGCCCCCATACTTTTATATGGCACTAAGTACACCTGCAAATAGTCCAATTGATATATGTAGTAGAGCTTTGATTTTAATTGGTGCAGAACCGATTACTTCTTTTGAAGATGATACAACAGAAGCTTTGATTGCAGGAAATATGTATGAGGATATTGCTCGTACTAATTTAACATCTACACGATGGAGATTTGCTACTAATCAGTCTATACTGAATAGATTAACTGATCCCCCAACTGGTAGATTTAATTCTGCATATCAACTACCAGATCATCTTTTTGTTCACGCAATTACAGTTAATGACTTTGCTATTGAATATAATATCTATGGCGATAAAGCATTTTGTGACGCGTCTGCAAATGATGTTCTTATTGCAGATTTTACATTTAGGGCTGATGAGGTTGGTTGGCCTTCATATTTTTCTGTTTGTGTTGAGTATGCAATGGCTGTGGTATTTGCTACTGCATTAATACGCGATGCCTCTTTATCCTCATTAATGCAAAGTCAGTATGTTCAATTGCTTGCTAAAGCTAGATCAACCGACTCGCAACAACAGACAACTAGAAAAGTTACTACATCGAGGTTTATTACCAACAGGCGAAGCTAAATGCAAAAAGCAAGAATACCGATTACCAATTTCCAGTATGGTGAAATTAGTCCGTCTTTGGTTTCAAGGACGGATTCTCCTATTTATAACTCCTCTGCACAATCGGTAAAAAACTTTTTTATAAGAACAGAAGGTGGTGTAGCTAAACGTGGCGGCTTTCAAGCCCTGCATGATTTTACTGCAATAACAGAAAATACTGCAATACGTCAGCAAGTAAGGCTAATACCTTTTATATTCTCAGATGATGAGCAATATGTGATAGCATTTTCAAATCAGAAATGTGAAATCTTTTTTATAAATCCAGTCACCGGTGCGCTTACATTAGCAACTACTCTTACTCAAGACATTGATGGTAATGCTTTACAATGGGATCATTTGTATTTGCATGAAATGACATATGCTCAAGGTGGTGATATTCTTTTTGTTTGCCACAATACTTTTATGTGTCAGCAAATAATAAGAACTGGATTAAATAGTTTTCAAGTAGAGCAGTTTAATTTTCAACTGCAAGCAGGAGGGGCAAAGATTTTTCAGCCCTACTATCACTTTCATCCTACTGGTATGACGCTTGATCCTTCTGCTAGCACTGGCAATTCTATTACAATAACTACAAGCGCACCATATTTTGACACAAGTGGTAAACATGTTGGAATATCTCTGCTTTATCATGGGTCTGAAATATTTATAACTTCTGTTCAATCAACAACACAAGCTACTGGTAGAGTAGTAAGTGAGCTTTTTGTTGAGCTTGATCCAAGCGCAATAAGAACAACAGATGGATCAGCTAATCTAGAAATAACACATGTAAATCATGGAATGATTGTTGGTGACTCTATTACAATACGAAATGCAACAGCGGTTGGTGGCATTGCTCAAGGACAAATAAATGGCACACGATCAATTACCACAGTCATTGATGAGAATAGATATATAGTTTCTGCAGGTTCTAATGCTAATACATCTGAAGACGGTGGTGGATTTATACAGATTGTTACTCATGCACCGACAACTGAATGGATGGAGCAGTCTTATTCTGAGTTGCGTGGGTATCCTGCTGCTGTTGGATTTCATGAAAATAGACTATGGTTTGGTGGTACACTATCTCAACCTGATACTGTATGGGCAAGTAAGTCTGGATTGTTTTATAATTTTGATATTGGCGATGGATCTGATGATGATTCTTTAGAGATAGTAATGAGTATTGGCGAAGTAGCTACAATACGTCATTTTGTTTCTAACAGAGATATTCACATCTTTACCGCAGGATCAGAGTTCTTTATCCCTACATTTGAAAACCAACCAATTACCCCAACAAATGCTAGAGTAAAACGACAAACATCTTTTGGCTCTACGTTTGTAAGACCACAACCTTTCTATGGTGCTACAATCTTTGGTCAGATTGGTGGCAAGATGATACGTCAGTTTGTGTTTGATGATAGTGAGCAAGCTTATAAAGCCGATCCAATCTCTTTGCTTTCTTCTCATTTGATAAGCGATCCTGTTCAGATGTGTGTAATTAGTGGTGCAGTAAACACAGCTGAGTCATTTGTTTTTGTGCAAAACTTTACTGGTGAGATTGCAGTATATAATCTTAATAGAATTGAAGGTGTTGCAGGTTGGACAAGGTTTGAGACAAACGGCTCTTTTCATTCTGTTACTGCTATTGGTAACAGGGTTTTTGCTATCATTAAAACCAATCTTGGATCAGGTACAAATAGTTTTGTTTTATCTGAGTTAAATCAAAATGTAAGCTTAGATCTGGGTAATTTATATACTGGAACCGCAGGAGTGTTTACAGTATCAAATTATTTTGAAGATGGAGCAGAAGTTGATGTTATTAGCGCAACAGATTACTTAGGTAAGTTTACTGTATCTGGTGGTCAGGTAGATGTATCTTCTGTAGATTCTTCTTTAACAAGTTGTCAAGTAGGTTTTGGTTTTGATGTAGAGTTAAAAACAAATCCAATAGATGTAAATACATCAGTAGGCCCCGAAACAGGACAGCCTCGAAGCCTTGGTCGAGTAATACTTGATCTATCAGAAACACTTTCAGTTTCAGTAAACAATAAAAAATTAATTATAAGAAAAGTAAACAATGACTTTAGCCAACCAAGGCAAGCAGTCACAGGCAAAAGAGAGTTTTATTTACTTGGGTACAATAAAGATCCGCAAGTAACAATTACACAAACTGCTCCTATGTTTATACAAGTAAATGGTTTAGTCGCAGAGGTATCGTTCTAATGGTATTACCCTTAATAGCAACTGGTTTAAGTCTTTATGGCACTATGAGGCAAAGGAGTGCTGAGAAAAAAGCTGCTGAAGAAAGAAAGAAAATTGGTGTGCTTGAAGCAAGACAGTTTGTTTCTGAATTATTTCTTGCAAAATCAGAAGCAATTGCTGTTGCTAATAGAAGAATGGACGATGCTCTTGAAGCTGAAAAACAAAACATTGCTTTCTTTAGTGCTAAGATAGCTTCTTCAGATAGATCTGTTGATGCATATCTTAAAAAGAACAGAAAAATTGTTGGTGAGGATATTTCTAATATAGAAAGAAGGGCAGGACTTGTTGAGGCAAAGTATGCAGCACAAGCTGCAACAGCATATACTTACGGACAAAATGCAGCCGCAGGAATGAGAGCTACTTCTAATGCAAACTTTCTTTCTAATTTAGCTGATATTGCTATGAATCTACCACCATCGGTAGGAGATATATTTAAGAGTAAGGATGTTAGCTAATGCCTGTTAGAAGAGAAACATCACAAAGTTCTTATGTTGGAACTGTTGGCCTAAGAAATGTAAATACTGGTGGTGTTGAAAAATACAGTGGAATTGCAAGAGGTGCAAATACAATTGTTACAGCCGCAGTTAAAGAAATGGGAAGGCAAGCTGCAAAAGAGGGTGAAGCATTAGCTTTTCAAACAGACTCTAAATCAGTTGTAAATATTAATCCACTAACAGGAAAACCAGAAGCTTTAAATGATCTAGATGGTGATAGGTTTTTAGGCAGAACAGCAGGAGAAGCGTTTCAAAGAGTTATACTAGATCGTTTTCAAAATGAAGTATCATTAGATATTCAAAAGAAAACAAATGAGCTTGTTTTAAAATATCAAGATGATCCTGATAATGTAGGAAAAGTAACAGGTGCTTTAAACGAATACTTAAAGAATATGGCTTTGAACACAGAACAAAACGGTCAGGCTACTATTTATACAAACTTTATTGAGCAACAAGGCGCATTAGAACTAGCTAAAACAGAGTTGTCTTTAGGTAAACTTAATGCAAGTCGACAAAGAACAAAGCTTGGTGAGCACATTCTTTTATCAAACAAAGATGATAAAGAAACAGCTTATGAGTTTGGTAAAACAAATCAAGACTCTGAAAAACTAGAAACCTTTATAGAAGCAAGGATTGCCAAGAATGAAGATGGTGAAGCAGCATTTTTATTAAAAGAAGGTACTGGCAAAAGACATGGTGTTGAACTGCGAGTTGCTTATGTATTTGGCAAAATAGAAGGACTTTACCCTAAGTTTATGATGAACGACTATCAGAGAACTCAATTTGAGTTAGCTATTAGAACTGGTGGTGAGGTAAGAACAAATTTAAATGATGAATACTTTGATGATTTAGAAGATGTTTTAAAATTTACAAAAGACTTGCCGCAAGAAGATTTAGAAAATGTAATGAAATATGCAGAAAGTCTTTCTGCTGATTATAGAGATGCTGAACTTGCTGAACTTACTGAGCGTCAACGAATACTCGATAATCAAGAAGATAGAATTCAAAATCTTCAAGATGAAGCTAATCTTGAGTATGATCAATTTGAATTATTAGTTAAAACAAATATTGGTGCTTTTAGTGCAGGAACATATTATAATTTAGATTCAATTTATAACCAATATAATGACCCAGAAAATCCAAACGCTGAACCATTAGGAAATTTAAACGCACAAATAAAGCACTCAGAAAAAAAGATTCAAGGTTATACTAATGATTTTGAGGGTTTTGTTGATAAAAAAGTAAATGTAAATGAAAGTTTACTTTCAGATATTAAAGCAGAAGAATTAAGAAACTATTTAGCTATTGCAGCAAGGGATAGAAATATTGATTCTTTACGATTAGCAATAATATCACCTGATTTAGATGGTTTTCAGGATCTTACTAATTTTCAAAAAGAAATAGTATTAAGAATCAAAGGCTCTAGCTTGTATGACTCTAATCAAACAAATACTGTTACCAACTTTTTGAGCGAAATTAAAAATACAGCGCAAGAAAATATTTCTAACTATGCAGCAAAAAAAGCTTTGCAAGAAGAAGCTAACAATGTTGCTCAAGCTGCAAGATCAAGCGCATTATCAAGAGAAGAGTTAGAAAAGTTTGGTGCTAAAATTATCACGACATCTAGCAAGATTTTAAGTGATGCTGCAAAAGATAGCATTATAAATGGAATTAAGTTAGCAGGTGCAGAAGGATTAATAAATAATACTCAAAATGCAAGTTCTCAAGATCTTAATGCAATGAGTTTACTTATTCAAAGTGATGGTAAAAATAATGATCCTGCAATAGCAAATTTAAGTGAAATCAATAAAGAAATAGCAGACGAGCTTACAAAGCTTATTCGCAATTTTCCAGAAGGTTCAAAAGAAATAATAAGGATTCTTGAGAAAAGAGAAACTGATATACGAACTGCAGAACAGGATCGCAAAGAAGAAAAGAAAAAAAGAGATGAGGCAATACAGTTAAGAAAAGAAGTTCTTCAAGCAGGAAATACAAACAAGACTCAAGATCATAGAGAGGATATGGATAAAATTATGGCAGATGCTCTTGGCATTTCTTCGGCTGCTGATCCTAAATCTTTAACACCTGCATTTTACCCACTAGCTAGAATTACAATGCCAGAAAGTTTAATATCTGGTCTTAAAAATTTTTTAAGCGGTACTGCACCAGAAGTTGATCATGATGTATTGCTTGAACATGCTGAACAATTATTAAATGATGAAAGCCCTAGTGGTCTTGTAAATAGATTTGGAGATATTTTTGGTAAAAATGAACCTCTTCTTAGAGAAGTAATTTTAAGAAAAAACTTTTTCGGTGATCGTAAAACAGCAAATGAAATACTTGTTGAGATAAAACAAGAAGAAAGTTCTCCTGCTGCTATTGAAAATGCAAAAAGAGTTTTTGAAGATGGTGGTCCAAGAGATTTTATATTAAACAACCAAATAGCTACTGATGTAAATGTAGTTGCTGAGTTAGCCCCTATTGCAGAAATGTATGCAAGAATGGGTAAAACATCAAAAGAAATTACAGACGAATTAAATGATTATGTTGATAAAAACTATAAACCCTCTGAACATGTAATAGATCCTAATGCTCCTTTTAAACGTGGTGACAGTTTATCTAAAATGGCATTAGATATTGTTTTTCCAGATCCAGAAGAAAAAGCTGAATTTATTAGATTGATTAACCAACAATTACCCAGAGAGTTTAGATTAGGTGAGCCACAAGATATATTTTATTTTGAAAATGTTGAGCGTCAATCAAGAAGTGGCAAAACAATTACTTCAAAATCTAAAGTTGTTACTGGTCAAACAAAAGAAGTATTTCTCGTGCCATTTGAAGGTGGTGATATTCCTCAGTTCTATGCTTATTTTAGAGATGAAAACAATGAAATAAGACCATTAATTTATGATAGACCACTTGATGAATTTGGTTCTTCTGAGCTTACATGGCCTTTGTTTGATACAAGTATGACTGAAAAATTTGCAAAAAATAAATATAATCAAACGCTAAGGGCCATTGAAGCAGAAGCAAGAGAAGCAGAAAGACAGGCCAGAGAAGATGGTGGCAAACCATTTATACCAAAAGAAAGCATATTAAGGCGACTTCCTATTGTTAAGTTTTATGGTTGGGATAATTTATCAGAATGAAAAATGCCTTAACAACAAAACCTGTTATAGAATATTTGCCTGATAGACCAAAAGAAGAACAAGAAGGCCCTGAGTTTATGGAAGTAGTAGGGGCTATGCTTGGAATGAGATACGATCATGTAATTGACAAAGTAAGGGAAGTTAATAAATTTGGTTGGAATCCTGAAATTGAAGAAGGATTTAGCGCAGTTGATAACGTTTCAGAAGATTTAAAAATGTATTCTGTTGAGCTTGCTAAAGCAAGTAGCTTAACACATTTAAAACAATTAGAAAAAGACTTAAGAGATAATATTGCTAGACGAGATGTTTATGGTAATGCTTCGATGGGTATGCAAATCGGAGCAGAGTTTTTTGATGCTATAAATTATTTACCATTGCCTTTTATAAAAGGTGGTAGCGTAGCTTATAAAGCATTAAAAACTGGAGCTGCTACTGGTGGTCTTGTTGCAGCACAAGAAGCAATACGATATCCATTTGATCCATTAGCAACTAAAGAAGAAGTCGCTTTAAATGTAGGTACTGCGGCAGCATTTGGTTTTGTTTTACAAGGTGCTTTATCTATACCAATCTCAAGAAGAGCAAGGGCAACTAGAGAAGCAGAAATAGAAATAAATAATTTAAGAGAGTCTATAGATCCTACTTACAAACCAACAGTTGTTGATGAAGGTTTTAACAAAAATCAAAAACTTGCAGACTTTGATACTGTTGGAACTCCTGCTGCTGCAACTACTGATTTAGATATTGCAGATAGTATATTTACTAATTCATGGCTGTATAAATCTGTAACCACTCCAATGAAAAGAATACTACAAGATAAAAGTATTCCTGATAGTGTTAAGCTTACTACGTTAGAAATAGCGAATGACTCTGGAATATTACTTGCTGCAAACAAAGCAGGAAAAGCTTTAAGACCCTCAGTGTTTCAACAGTCTAAATTATTAGATGGTGAAATGGTACGCGTTTATGATGATCTTGTACAGATATGGGGCAAATCAACAGGTAAAGGTGTTATAAAACCTTTAGACTATCTTCACAAAAGATCTGATTTTGAGTCATGGGTTGAAAGAGTAGATGCTAAAATAATCCGTGGAGAAAAAGCTGTTGATAATTTTGAAGCAGAAGCAATGTCTGCGTTAAATAAATTTTATGATGATTGGGAAATTCGATTACGTGAAGAAGGCATGATTGGCAGTAATGCTTTTTATAAAACAGATATTAAAAAACGACAGAATAAGATTAATACTCTGGAAAGAAAACTTAAAACAATCAAAACAAAAGATGGTCAGGCTGCTGTAAAAAGAGCTATCTCTCGACAAAAACAAACAATGGAAATGCATCAAGCTATTCTTGATGAAGCTGGCCCAGAAACAAAAGTTATGCCTCGTAATGAAACTGTATTTAGACCAAGATATTGGGATAGAGACTATATTAAGAAGAATAGGCAAAAGTTTGAAACAGTTTTAGCCAGGTGGTTTAAGGACAATCCTGCTGAAATAGAAAGAATGACAAAAGAAGGTGTTGAAACTTTTAGGCTGTCTACAAGAACTTCTGATGTAAATGCTCGAGTTAAGGATATTACAGATCGAATAATTAATAATGGTGATCCTTTAGATTTTGACCAAGCATTTTTTGGCATGGGTAAATCAAAACATTTTAAACATCGAATGATTGATATTCCAAACTCTGAGGTTTTGGAGTTTATACACACAAACCCTATTCAAGTTATGAGAGCTTATACAACAAGAACTGGCTCACGATATGAGTTTTCTAAACAGTTTGGTGGAAGATCTATTGATGAGTTATTAGACGATCAAGAGATCGAACTAATAGAAGCAGGAATAAAAGAGAAAAAAAGAAATGCTGTTCTTAAAGATCAAAGGCATCTTTATGAAAGAATTGCAGGAACTGTCATACATAGAGATGCAAGTGCTTGGGATTATAAAGCTGCTGAAATATTAAGAACTGCTGCACAGCTTGGATACTTAGGTTCGGCAGGAATAGCTACACTTACTGAACCTGCAAAGATTATTATGGAGCACGGTCTTGGCAAAACATTCCGAGGTTTGTTTGGTGTAATGCAAAACAATCAAATTAAACTTGGAGGCAAAGAAGCACGAATAGCAGGTGAAGCTTTAGAAATACTTTTCGGCAGCGTTCATTTACGATTAGTAGACGATCTTGGAAACAATCCATTGCGTTCAAATATTTTTGATAAATCTAAAAATGCTTTTTATTTGCTTAATGGATTAGCACCTCTCACAAGAATATTCAAAGACTTTGACGCTATGATGCGTAGTCATACTTTAATTGATTACTCTATTAGATTATCTCAAGGCAAAGCAACTAAAATGGAGCAAGAATATCTTGCAAGGTATCTAATTGATGCTCCTATAGCTAATCGCATTGCAAAACAAAAATGGGAAAAAGGTGACTCTGGTCTTTACTTAGCAAACTCTGATGTATGGGAAGATGCTCTTGCTCAAAATAGATTTAGAAATGCTTTAGGCTCTGGTGTTGCAAATACTATTTTAATGGGAACACCTGCTGATAAACCAATTATTACAGATGGTATTGCCTACATTCCTATGCATGTTGCTAGAAAATTTGGCATGAAAGAAGATCCTAAGTATCGGGGATATGCAAGAATAGAAAGCGGATTGCTTGGTTTACCATTTCAGTTTTATAGCTATAGCCTTGCTGCTGTTAATAAAACTGTTGGTGCTTTTGCTCACGGTCAAATAAAAAGTCAATTTATTGGAACGGCTGCTGCTCTCGGATTGGGATATATGGTATTACAAGTAAGAACTCCTGATTATGTTGAGCTAAGTTTTCAAGATCAGTTTGCTCGTGCGTTTGATTATTCTGGATTAGCACCTCTTTACAGTGATCTTGTTTATACTTCTATGGCAACTTCGCTTGCTCTTGGTGGTCCAAATTTAACAAATGGTTTGCTTGCGCCTAAATATCCACAAGAACCAAATATTGCTGATGCTGTTACTGCTGTTGCAGGAGCAGGGCCATCTGTAGGTCTCGATTATTATAGAGCATTTCAAAACCTTCTTACTGGTAACATAGGTGAAGGAACAAAAGATTTAGGTCGTGTTTTGCCTTTTGCTCAACTGTTTTGGTTAAAAGGTTTTACTAATAATTTAACTCGGGCTGTTGATGAAAATGTAGGATCAATAGGAATAGGTCGATTTTAATTGTGCGGATAGAATTGTTTTTTGTGCGTTGCAGCTTTTCAAATTGATTTATATTCTGCACTCAAATGAGGATTTATTATGACAATTAACATTGCAGACAATTCACCACGTATTTCTTACACAATAGGAAGTGGAGTTACCCAAACAAGTTTTGCCGTACCCTTTGAATTTTTTGACAATGCGGATCTAAACGTATTTATAAATGGCGCATTACAAACAATTACTACTAACTACACTGTTTCGGGTGGCGATGGTTCTACTGGTACTATTTCTATGTCTGTCACA